CAGCTTGGCGGTGCGCAGTGGCTCCGCGCTCTCTTAGAGAAGAAAGCGCCCATGCCCAAGCAGTATTACGAAACTAAATTGAGGGAAGCGAATGTCGCTGATAACGATTGACTTTGAGACCTACTACGACAGCAAGATCAAGCTTGGCTTCAAGCACCAAACAACTGAGGAATACATACGCGACAAGCGCTTTGAAGTTATCGGTGTTGGTGTGAAGGTGGACGATGGTGAGACTGTCTGGATGTCGGGCGGCAAGGACAAGATCAAAGAGTTCTTGGCGTCATTCGACTGGAGCAACAGCGCTCTCCTATGCCACAACACGCTCTTCGATGGAGCAATTCTTAGCTGGCTCTACGGCGTGACGCCCGCGTTCATGTTCGACACTCTGTGCATGGCGAGAGCAATTCATGGCGTTGAGGCAGGTGGCTCACTCAAGGCGCTGGCTGACCGCTACGGGATTGGCGTCAAGGGCGAGGAAGTGATAGCGGCTGAGGGCAAGGCTCGGCTCGACTTCACCAAAGATGAACTTGAGCGATACGGCGAGTACTGCAAGAATGACGTTGATCTCACCCTTAGGCTCTTCAAGATATTGTCGAGCGCGTTCCCTGAGAACGAGATGAAGCTGATCGACATGACACTGCGGATGTTCACGCATCCCGTGTTCCTTGTGGACGACGCACTCTTGCAAGAGCGCTACGACGAACTCAAGGAGGAAAAGGAGCAACTTCTTGAGGGCTTGATGGAGAAATTAAAATGTGAGACCACTGAGGCTGTGCGTAAACGCCTAGCCAGTAATAAACAGTTTGCTGAAGTTTTAGTCGAGCGCGGGGTTGAAGTCCCCATGAAAGAGAGCAAAACAACAGGCAAGCAGACCTATGCCTTGGCGAAGAACGACGAAGGCTTTCTGAAACTCACCGAACATGATGACCCAACCATCCAGCAACTGTGCGCTGTGCGACTCGGCACAAAGTCCACCATCGAAGAGTCACGAATCGAGAGATTCATTGACGTTGGTAAGCGCAACAAAGGCCGCCTACCTATCCCACTCAAATACTACGGAGCGCATACGGGGCGTTGGGCGGGAAGTGATAAGGTTAACTTCCAGAATCTACCAAGTAGAGACAAGAAAAAGAAAGCCCTCAAGAACGCTGTCATAGCGCCCGATGACCACATCGTCATCAACTGCGACTCCTCTCAGATTGAGGCCCGTGTGCTTGTCTGGCTGGCTGGACAGGAGGACGTGGTTGAGCAGTTCCGCAAGGGAGAGGATGTCTACTCGCTGTTCGCATCCAAGATATACAACCGCCCCATCAGCAAGGCCGACCCCGTTGAACGCTTCGTGGGCAAGACCTGCATCTTGGGTCTGGGCTACGGCACTGGGGCGTTAAAGCTTCAGCACACGCTCAAGACTCAACCTCCGGGCGCAGTCGTCACTGAGGAGGAGGCCAAGAGTTATGTTGACACATACCGCGAGGCCAACGACAAGGTGATTCAGCTTTGGCGTGACGGTGACAAGGTGATTGCCGACCTAGCCAACTGGGAAGGCAAGCCCTATTACTACGGCGAACACAAGTGCCTGAAGATCACCAAAGACGGGGTTCACCTCCCTAATGGTCTTTCTATTCGATACCCAGAACTAAAACGCGACACGTCCGAGTCTAAGAGTCAGTACGTCTACAAGTCCCGCAAAGGCCCAGTGTCACTGTGGGGTGGGTCGCTAGTTGAGAACGTGGTTCAAGCCTTGGCGCGAATCATCGTGGGTGAGCAGATGCTCAAGATCAACGAGCGTTATCGCGTTGCGCTGACTGTCCACGATGCGGCGGTGATAGTGGTTCCGGAGGCGGAGAAGGATGCGGCTATGGCGTTCATCATTGAGTGCATGTCTACGCCACCTGAGTGGGCTAAGGGTTTACCCGTAACTTGCGAAGCCAAGTACGCACAGACCTACGGCGAATGTTAATATGTCAAATTAAAGGAGACATAAGATGGAAAAAATGGTAGAGTTGTACAAGCGTCTGAGAAGGCCGATCACCCTCTTGGAAATCACCAAAGAGGAGTTGCGTGAAGCACAGCTGGAGAAACTCAAAGCTGAGTCGGCGGCAGACTACGCCAACAGCGTGGTGGCATACAACGAGGCGAGGATTGAGAGACTGAAAGATCGCATTGAGGAGTACAAGGAGAGTGGCTTATGACATGGCCTTTCCCGCAATTCCCAAACCCCAAGGATACGGGCAACCGAGTCCCTAAATTCAACCCCGGCAACCATGAGGATGCACCACTATGAATGATGAAGACGAAAAGCCAACCCCTGCTGATGGGCAGTTGGTGTGGGCTGTGTTGGGATTCATTGTCCTGATGCTTGGGCTGTTGACATTGAGGAGTTGTTTATGACCAAAGACGAAGCATTTGAGAACATTGGGTTTTACACGCCCGGACCGTGGCACTACCGCGAAGGCCACAACGGGGAGTTCCTGATCTCTTGTGAGTCTGGGGGGTTTGCACCCCTAGCGCGGGTCAAGGGAGACAAGCGTTCTACGCTAAAAGATGCCAAAGCAAACGCATGTCTCATGGCGTCAGCCCCCGAACTTCTTGCGGCGCTGTATCTCATGATGAACAGTTGCTACGACCCTGATCGGGAGGGCGAAGCAGTTCAAGCGTTTGATGCGGCTCGTGACGCAATAGCCAAGGCAGAGGGGTTTAAATGAAATCCGTATTTAAACTGATCGAAGCTAACGGCCTGACCCTGCATGGTGATATTGAACACTTTGCTGAACTTGTCCGGGCTGATGAGCGTGAACAGATTGCCCTCGACAAGATGGCAGAGAACGCCAGAGAGTTGGGGCTGGACTATGAGCCTGTTTGCGACAAAGACCCGCAAGGATGCTGGAGTGTGCGATGCCAACTTGGAAAGAAGTGCAAGAACACCCCACCCGCAGCACAGCCAGCACCTGTGCAGCCAATGGCCCACATCGTGGGTGAGATTGACCACGCTGGCAAAGTGTGGAAGCCAGCACAGCGGCAATGGGTTGGGCTGACGGATGAGGAAGTCGCCAAAATCGTTGATGAACAAACAACTGATAACCAAGGCTATGACATCTGGTGTGATGGTCAAGGTGTTGCCCGAGCCATTGAAGCCAAATTGAAGGAACGCAACAATGCATAAGATTTCTTGGAACACTTTTCTTGCGTCAATGCAGGAAATCGGATATCGCAATTACATTGAAACCGACTTGGACAACTACGCCAATGTCATGCGAACAGTAAACACACCAAAAAGCCGTAGACCAAAGGAGCTTGCTGGCAAAGAGTTCACAACGCAGTTGTTCACAGCAGTCGGATCAAAGGCTGGCGACATTCGATACCTTGTTTGTATTGAGAGGACAGCATGAGAAACACGATAGACATGGCCCGTGAGGCTGGCTTCCCATTGATGTCCTTTGAGGGCGTGACATACGTTTCACCCGAACTGGAGCGCCTTGTTGCCCTTGTTCGTGCTGATGAGCAAGCCCGTTCAGCAACTACACAGGAGCCTCGGTGCGCGATGATCGTGGAGGTGTTCGGAAAAGACTGGCGGCTCGACTATATGTCGCTCCCCGTCGGCAAGCACAAGCTCTACACACAGCAGTATGTTTACACCACCCCACCCGCAGCACAGCGCCAGCACGTGACAGACGGCTCTCCTTGTTGGTGCGAACCAGAAACCAGCTACACGGACCCAGAGACAGGCGCGTCTGTGATTGTTCACAAGGAGCCGCAATGACAACGCCAGAGCAACTGATGACGCAGGAAGAGCTTGCGTTCCGCTGGAAGATCAGCGAGGCCACACTGGAGCGCGACAGATCACTCAAGCAGGGCTGTCGATACCTCAAGCTGGGCGGTCTGATCCGTTACCGCATTCAGGATGTGTTGGATTATGAAGAAGCCTGCACGCATGAGTCGAAAGCCAAACTCAAGGAGAAGAACACATGACACAAGAAATGAGGCTCTTATCAGTCGAGCAACTGCGCTTTGTTAGCGATACGGCTTATGGGGCTGGTGTCAGGGCAAGCCAAGACGAACTGCGCCGCTTAGAGGCAGTGAACGCGCAACTGCTGAAGGCGCTGGAGTTCATTGCGGACAGGCAAAACCTTATGTTTGCGGAATGCAGCGATGCGGAGGAAATCATTGATGTAGCCCGTGCCGCCATCGCTGCGGCAAAGGGGGAAGCATGAACCGCGATGACATCATTGCAATGGCACGGCGGGCTGGGGCGCACGACGATGGGTTTGAGGTTCGCTTTGTAGAACTACGATACCTTGAACGCTTCGCCGCCCTTGTTGCCGCGCATACGCTTGCCAACATTGACCCATCCAAATTCATGTCCTATCAGGAGGCGTTTGAAGCGGGGCGACTGGCTGAGCGTGACAAATGGATGGAGCGTGCCCACACCATGATTCTTGGGGAAAGAGAGGCGTGTGCAAAGGTGTGTGAGACTTTTGACCAGCGTGAAATGTTTAATGACGAAGATATGGCTGTTGCCGATGCTTGCGCCGCCGCCATCCGGGCAAGATCAGGAGACCAAAAATGATTACACAAGCGGAATTGAAAAACTTGTTTGACTACGTTGATGGGCAGCTTGTTGCAAAAACAAACGCCAATAAACGAAAAGCTGGCGATGTTTTGGGTGCTGCAAACGACAAGGGCTATTTGATAGGTCGTGTCAATCAACGTCTGTACAGAGTTCACCGCTTGGTGTTTTTGTATTTTCATGGATTCATGCCGACTCAAGTTGACCATATTGACGGCAACAGGCAGAACAACCGTATTCAAAATTTGCGGCAAGCAACATCAGCACAGAACAATCAAAACAGAATGGCAACCGGAGCCAGCAAGATCAAAGGTGTTGTATGGCACAAGCAGTCAAAGAAATGGGTGGCATCTATCTGCATCAACAGAAAAAGCGTGCATCTTGGTTCTTTTGAAAAGATTGAAGATGCGGCGCAAGTTGCTACAGATGCTCGTAAAAAACTACACGGCGAGTTCGCAAGGGGGAACACATGACAACCCAACTTATTCGTTCCTCCATGAAATTGATGGCTGACGCTGGAGTCGATATTGTTGACATGAAATGGTTTGACATGACTGGCGCAGTTGGAGATAAGCAAAGAGCCAACCTTGATCCGGTGATGACGCATAGACCACCGTTCAACAAATGTTTTGTTGCGTGGCAGGGTAAGACAAGCCACCACCCAAGCTACGAGGTTTTGATGCTGGTGGCGGGAGAAGACCCAAACGAGGGTATTTCTGTGTCCATGTGGAAAGGCCCATCTGGAACACGTTTGCGCCCCATCCCTGCAATGTTTTACTTCATTGAAGGTGACCAGATTCGATATGGTTCCGTCAACGAAGATGAACCCGTAGACAAAGAGCTTGCTGAGTTGATGTTGGCGCAACTTGGAGCGTGGTACGGGGCTATGGATAGTCGCATGGAGGCATACACCCCATCGGTGCGCGACACGTTCACCAACCGCCGCAAGATTCAGCAAGGGAAATTGCCAACCTACGACTGGACAACGATCTGGATTGAGCCAGCAAAACCTCGATCAGAGGGTAAGGGGGGTACACACGCATCACCTCGCTTGCATGACCGCCGTGGTCATTTGCGGAGGCTTGCAAGTGGTAAGAATGTCTGGGTGAAGTCTTGCAAGGTGGGAGATGCCAGCAAAGGTGCGATATTTCACGACTACGCTATCAAGGAGAACACATGACCTGTAAACACCGCTGGATACCCGGCGACAACCAAGACCGACCCGCATACCGTTGCACCCGCTGTGGTGATTGGAGATTTGTATGAGCAATACAAACACAGGTGAGCCAGCGTTTCCTTTGGTGTATGACGTACCTGAAGAAGGCCTGAGACATATTTATGAAGGCATGACCCTGCGCGACTACTTTGCAGCCAAGGCGATGCAAGCATTTTTGTCTAGAGATTCGTCATGCACTTGCCCTGACGAAATCGTTGCTCGGGACGCATACAACGCTGCTGACGCCATGTTGAAAGCGAGGGAAGCGTGACCTCAACCAACACAGGCTCCCACGTCATCAAGGCACTGGAGGCATTTGCTGAGTTCGGTCGCTTGACCGCGCAGGAGTTTGCCGACTACGCCGACATCGGACGCTACGATGCACATGCTGTGCTCAACCGCATGAACAAACGCACCAAGGCTGGCGAGAAGCGCATCTACGTTGCTGACTGGACCCATGCACACGACGATGCACGGCGCTACCCACGGGCGGTGTTCATGATGGGTGACAAGCCCGACAAGCCAAGGCCCAAGCCGAACATCCGAGCAAACCGACAGCGCAGTGAGCACAAGTCACTCAAAGCCATTCGCATGACCAGCGTGTTCAACATGGGGTTGCCACGCGACAGAGTTAGAGAAATAAGGAGATCACTATGAGAGAAGATGACGACGACATTCAAGACTACATCAGCCCAAAGGAGCGGATGTTTGCCGACGAGTTTCACAAGGCTGTCCGAAATCAAACGCTGGAAGAAGTTGCCAAAGAGTTCGATAAGATGAAGTCACTGGGTGATACCGCCGCATCCTTTGCGGCATACGTTAGGAATATGAAAAAATGAACTTCACATGGTCTTTTTCGTCCCTCAAGGACTACATTAACTGCCCAAAGCAGTACCACGAAATCAAGGTGCTAAAGCGCTTCCACAAGAAGCCGACCCCGCAGATGACGTATGGCAACGAGGTACATAAGGCCTGTGAAGATTACGTTGGAGAAGGCAAGCCCCTTGCCAAGAACTACCAGCAGTTCAAACCTGTGCTCGACACGCTCTTGGAGATTGAGGGGACTCGATACCCTGAGCAGAAAATGGCGCTTGATGTTGACGGTAACGCATGTGAGTACGGCAAGGGCTACTGGGTGCGGGGCATCGTGGACTTGATGATCATCAGCGGTGACACAGCGTTCATCGTTGACTACAAGACTGGAAGCAACAAGTACCCTGAGCCAAAACAGTTAAAGCTCATGGCGCTCATGGCGTTCGCTCACTACCCACAAATCAACCGAATCAAAGCCGGACTCCTCTTCGTGGCGTACAACAGTTTCTTGGACGAAGAGTATTCTAGGGAAGACATCCCCAAGCTGTGGGACGCCTTCAAACCCGACTTGAATCGCCTTGACGCATCGTATATAAACGATGTTTGGAACCCGAACCCAACACCCCTTTGCGGCTGGTGTCCCGTGAACACCTGCCCCCACCACAAGGAAAGATGATGGCCTACGTCAATAAACCCCGCCCGTACAAGAAAGAGTACCAGCAACAGAAAGCCCGTGACGAGCATGAGCGCCGCATGGAGCGACAACGTGGACGCCGCGCAATCGACAAGACTGGAGTCGATGCCAACGGCAACGGCAAAGCCGACAAGCGTGAAGGCAAAGACGTATCGCACGTAAAAGCCCTCGACAAAGGTGGCCTGAACAAAGATGGTCTGCGCATTCAAAGCGCGGCAAAGAACCGTTCGTTCCGTCGAGACTCGCAAGGAAACTTGGTGTCAGAGACTAGCAAGAAAGAACGCAAGAAGTAATCTCTACTGTTAGGCATGAGTGAGTAGGCTGAGGGTGGTTTGTCTTGCAGTTGCCTGCCCTTTTATAACCGTGTCAGTTCAGCGGCGTCCTTTCTCCCTTTCCGCGTGACAGGCTGAGCCGACTGGCCCCCGTAAGGGGCTACGTTTTAACACAGTAAGGAACAGTATGAATGTAGTACAGGACACAGTTGTCCACATGACGATTCCGTCCAGCGAGTTGCAATTTCTCGTAGGACACATAGACCGATGCGAAGTACTCAAGGACGATGGTACGAACGCAGAGGTAGCGGTCTATTGGGGCGTAGCCGAGATGCAACGCCTTGTACGCATCTACGGAGATGCTCCTAACCCAATGCTCAAACAGTACAACTGGCCGGGGATGTACCAGCCGTTCGCTCACCAGAAAGTTACAGCATCATTCCTCTCCTTGCGGGACCGCTGTTTCTGCTTCAATGAAGCTGGCACAGGCAAGACCTCCTCAGTCATCTGGGCGGCAGACTACCTGATGCAGTTGGGTCTGGTCAAACGAGTCCTTGTCGTCTGCCCCCTGTCCATCATGTACTCAGCGTGGCAAGCCGACATCTTCAAGACCGCCATGCACAGAACGGTCGGCGTTGCATACGGCACTGCATCCAAACGTACAAAGATCATTAACGGAGAGTACGAGTTCGTGGTCATCAACTTCGATGGCGTGGGGATTGTTCAGGAAGATATTAGTAAAGTAGGGTTTGACCTAATTGTCGTTGATGAGGCCAACGCATATAAAACAGTATCTACAAAACGCTGGAAGACCTTGGCTAAACTGATCACCCCCTCGACCCGCCTCTGGATGATGACAGGCACTCCCGCCTCACAGTCTCCACTGGACGCGTTCGGTCTTGCAAAGCTGGTCAACCCCGCTGGTGTACCCAAGTACTTCACGGCTTGGCGTGATCGCGTGATGCAGCCCATCACCAAGTTCAAGTGGATTCCTCGCGCTATCGCACAGCAAGAGGTGTTCGGCGCTTTGCAACCCGCAATTCGTTTCGAGAAGGCAGACTGCCTTGACCTGCCTGAGTTGGTGTACCAGACCCGTGAAGTGCCGTTGACTCCTCAGGTAAACAGGTACTACCGTGAGTTAAAAAGCCAACTGCTGATAGAGGCGGCTGGCGAGCAGATCAGCGCTGTCAATGCGGCGGCGAAACTGAGCAAGTTGTTGCAGTTGTCGGGAGGAGCAATCTATACCGACGACAAGGAGGTGGTGGAGTTTGACGTGTCACCACGCCTGAATGCACTGATGGAGGTGTTGGAGGAGACCAAGCACAAGGTAGTCGTGTTCGTCCCGTTCCGCCACACCATCGAATTAGTCGCACGTCATTTAAGTTCACAAGGAGTAGCCAATGAAGTAATCAACGGGGAGGTGTCTGCAAGGGAGCGGTCTGAGATCATCAACCGATTCCAAACGCAAACCGATCCACGAGTTTTAGTAATTCAACCACAGTCCGCATCGCATGGCGTCACGTTAACTGCCGCAGACACCATCGTGTTTTGGTCTCCCGTTATGAGCGTCGAGACATACCTGCAATGCGTCGCACGTATTGACCGAGTCGGCCAGAAGAACAGCATGACAGTTGTTCACCTGCAAGGCTCCGAAGCTGAACGCAAGGTCTACCAGATGTTGCAAGGCAAGGTCGAGACGCACGAACGACTAGTCGATCTGTAGAAAG